GTAATAACTTAAGAGGTTCTCTTATATACGTTGGAGGTACTGCTGCAGCTTCAAACGTTAGCGTTATAACAGCTGGTACAGTTGGAATTCAAAATAGAGTAGTTTCACTGACATTAACAAATGGTGGATCTGGATATGCAGTTCCCCCGGCTAATCCTCAAGGAACTACTTACACTAGCGTTGTACCTACTTCTATTGGACCTAAGGTTGCGTCAGGATTAACTGTAAATATTACAGTTCCAGTACCTACATCAAACACGTTAGTTGCTGGAACAGGATATAGTGTTGGTCCTTTTACAGTATTACAAGATACCGTTGGCGTTTTTGGACTAGCAGGAAATATTTTAAGTGTTAATGGCACTGGAGGTATATTAACCTTTGAAATAACAGACGGAGGAGTCGGTTACACAGCAGGAGAGGTATTAACAATAGTAGACGGTGCTGGAATTAATGGTTCTATAACTTTAGTTACAGCGCCTAACGGAGCGGTAACATTAGCGGCTATTGCTGTAGGTGGTGAAGGGTATGCGGTAGGAGATATTATAACAATAGTACAAGCAGGTAGTGAAGGCGATGCTACTTGTACAGTAGATGCAGTACGAAGTTTTTCACCAGTAGCAGGTGATGCTGTGGTGTTTAACAATGTTCCAGTTGGAACTGTATTGCCGGTTTACGTAGACTACGTTACAGCTACAGGTACTACAGCAACATTATTAGTAGCAGGTAGAGAATCAATACTTAATTAGTAAATAACTAATATATAGGTGACTATATAACTAAGAACATATATTAACAATTAAATTAAATTAAATGAAAAAAGCAGAAGAAAAAATTAAAGCAATGATTACTGAAGAACAGTTAAAAACTGTTAATGCTCAACAATTAAAATTAAACGAGTCTCTAAGAAAAATTGGTATCTTTGAAATTCAAAAACAAAATGAAGCATCAATAGTTAAAGAAGTTTCTTTAGAAATTGAAGCAACTAAAAAAGAACTTGAAGAAGAGTACGGTCAAGTAAACATAGATCTTTCAGACGGCAGTTATACTGAAGTTGAAAAAAACGATGACAAATAATATTAGAAAGATTAGTATAGGAGCTGACTATAAGTCTGATGCAATGCATTATTCTAATGGTCAGCAAGTATATGGAGGTCATGAAATTTCTCATATTTTATATGAAGAGTCTGACAAGTCTTATAATATATTTATCAAAAAAAATAACGAGATACTACCGTGGAAGAAATTTAATTCTAACATGGCAATATCCGTTGAGTATGATTTAGAGTATTAATGAAAAGTTTGTTTGATTTCATCATACAACCACTAGGTGAAGAGTATGATAATGAAGTTAAAGTTGGAGAGAAATCTTTGATAATTAATACTAGAATAGAAAGTTATAAATCAGTTAATAACTTAGCTGTTATTATTGAAACACCAAAAGCTTTTAAAACTCCAATTAAAAAAGGAGATATAGTAGTTATACATCATAATGTGTTTAGAACGTTTTATGATATGAAAGGTGTTAGAAAAAAAAGTAGATCTCATTTTAAAGATAACTTGTATTTTCTAGCTATAGATCAAGTCTACTTATATAAAAGAGACAAACAGTGGAAGTCATTTGGAGACAGATGTTTTGTAATGCCACTTAAAAATGATAATGATTTAACGCTTGATAAAGAAAAAAAACTTATTGGTATATTAAAAATAGGTAATAGTTCATTAGAAGCGCTTAAAATAAGTCCTGGAGATCTTGTAGGTTATACACCTAATGGTGAATGGGATTTTTTAATAGACGGTCAACGTCTTTATTGTATGAAATCTAATGATATTGTTATAAAGTATGAACACGAAGGAAACGAAGTTGAATATAATCCGAGCTGGGCACATAGCAGTTGAGGAACTTATTAAAGTTGCTAAAGAAGCTATTATAGATTCAAGCGAAGATATATCAGCTGACAGACTTAAAAACGCTGCAGCTACAAAAAAACTATGCATATTTGATGCTTTTGAAATACATAATCGTATTATAGAAGAACAAAATATGTTAGATGAAAAACCTAAAGAAGTTAAAAAAGAAACTACGTTTCGTGGTTTTGCTGAAGGAAGATCTAAATAATGTACAGTCAAACACTATATAAAATATTACCCGATCACGTTAAACCTAAGATTTTTAAACGAATGAATAGGTATAAAAAATGGGAGTATGGATATAACGAAGATCACAATATGGTTGTTATATCTAAGAATGGACAAATAGGAGATATATACGAAATACAAAACCTAATAATAGCTTTACCTAAAGCTGAAGAAATCCATGAGTTCAAAGAAAATAGATGGACACCATTTGACTATCCTAAAGAATTAAAAAGAATTAAAACTGTATTCGACTGGAGAGATTATCCAGAAGAATTTAAAGAAAAATATTACGACTACATTGATAACGAGTTTAAACGCCGTGAAGAAGGTTTCTGGTATATCAATAAAGATATTCCTACTTACATTACTGGCACTCATTACATGTATTTACAATGGTCAAAAATTGATGTAGGTCAACCAGATTTTAGAGAATCAAATAGATTATTTTTTATATTTTGGGAAGCTTGCCGAGCGGATTATAGATGTTACGGTATGTCATACCTTAAAAACAGACGTTCAGGATTTTCCTTTATGGCATCAGGTGAATGCGTTAATATGGCCACGATATCAACAGATGCTAGATTTGGTATATTATCTAAGTCAGGTGCTGATGCTAAGAAAATGTTTACAGACAAGGTAGTACCAATATCTGTTAATTATCCTTTCTTTTTTAAACCCATACAAGATGGTATGGATCGACCAAAAACAGAATTAGCTTATAGAGTTCCAGCAAGTAAATTTACTAGAAGAAGTATTGTTTCTACTGATAAACCAGAAGATTTAGAAGGATTAGATACAACTATAGATTGGAAAAATACAGGTGACAATGCTTACGATGGAGAGAAGCTTAAACTTCTTGTACACGATGAGTCAGGAAAATGGGAAAGACCAAATAATATTTTAAATAATTGGCGAGTTACAAAAACTACTCTTAGATTAGGATCAAGAATTATTGGTAAATGCATGATGGGATCAACATCAAACGCTTTAGATAAAGGTGGTAGAAACTTCAAAAAACTATATGACGACTCAAATGTTAACAAAAGAAACGCAAATGGACAAACGCGTTCAGGACTCTATTCTTTGTTCATTCCTATGGAGTGGAATTACGAAGGATACATTGACTCTTATGGCTATCCTGTATTCGACACCCCACAAGAAAAAGTGTTTGGACCTCATGGAACTCCAATCAAGCTTGGGGTTATTGAATACTGGAATAATGAAGTAGAAGGTCTTAAAGAAGATCAAGATGGGTTAAATGAATTTTATAGACAGTTTCCACGTACAACAAAACACGCTTTTAGAGATGAATCAAAAGAGTCTTTATTTAATCTAACTAAGATTTATCAACAAATAGATTATAATGAGGATTTAAAAAATTCATTACAAATTACTAAAGGTAGTTTTTCTTGGGAAAACGGAATTAAAGATACTAAAGTTATATTCTCACCTAATAATAATGGTAGGTTTTTAATATCATGGGTTCCACCAATACAATTACAAAACAGGACTATAAAGAAAAACGGTAGAATATATCCAGGCAATGAACACTGTGGTGCTTTTGGATGTGATCCATATGATATATCAGGAACAGTAGACGGAAGAGGTTCTAACGGAGCTTTAAGTGGTTTAACTAAATTTAGCATGGAAGATGTTCCACCTAATCATTTCTTTTTAGAATATATTGCTAGACCACAAACTGCTGAAATATTTTTTGAAGATGTATTAATGGCTTGTATATTTTATGGCATGCCAATACTAGCAGAAAATAACAAACCTAGATTATTATATCATTTTAAAAGAAGAGGATATAGATCATATTCTATGAATAGACCAGACAAGAAACACAATAAATTATCTATAACAGAAAGAGAAATAGGAGGAATGCCAAATTCTAGTGAAGACATTAAGCAAGCGCACGCTTCTGCTATAGAATCTTACATAGAGCATTTTGTTGGAATAAAAGAAACGGGTTATGGAGATATGTATTTCCAAAGAACTCTTGAAGATTGGGCTCAATTTAATATAAACAATAGAACTTCTCACGATGCTTCTATAAGCTCAGGGTTAGCTTTAATGGCTTGTAACAAACATAGATATGCACCATCAGCTAAAATCCAAATAAAACCAGTTGAACTAGGTATTAAAAAATACGATAATAAAGGAACTACATCAAAAATTATAAGTTAAATGAATATATATACTAATAGCAATAGCGCCTTCCCTAGTCAAGTGGTTAGTGATGCAGAAAAAGCAAGTGAAGAGTACGGTAGTCAAGTTGCTATGGCAATTGAATATGAGTGGTTTGACCAAGGTAGAACTAACGGTAATAGGTATTTAACTAACTGGAATAACTTTCATAATTTAAGACTATACGCTCGCGGTGAACAGTCGCCTCAAAAATATAAAGATGAATTATCTATTAATGGTGATTTGTCTTATCTTAATTTAGACTGGCAACCAGTTCCTATTTTATCTAAATTTGTAGATATAGTAGTTAATGGTATATCTCAAAAAAGTTATGATATAAAAGCTTACGCTCAAGATCCAAGCTCTGTAAAGAAAAGAACTGATTACGCTTCTCGTATATATGAAGACATGATGGCTAAAGACTATTTAAAAGAATTAAAAAATTCTTTAGGTATTGATTTATATCAAAGTCTAGATCCAAGCGCTATTCCAGAGTCAGAAGAAGAACTAGAACTTCATATGCAATTATCATACAAGCAAAGTATTGAAATAGCAGAAGAAGAAGCTATATCATCTGTTTTAGCTCAAAACAAATATGATTTGATTAGACGTAGATTAAACATGGATTTAACTGTCTGTGGTATTGCTGCTACAAAAACAAGCTTCAATACTGCTGAAGGCGTTAAAGTTGATTATGTAGACCCAGCTTATATGGTTTATTCGTATACTGAAGATCCTAATTTTGAAGACGTATATTATGTTGGTGAGGTTAAATCTATAACTATACCGGAACTTAAAAAAGAGTTTCCAAGTATTAGCAAAGATGAGTTAGAAATTATTCAAAAAATGCCTGGAAATAGACAGTACGTAACGGGCTGGGGAAATTATGATGAGAACACTGTTCAGGTTTTATATTTTGATTATAAGACTTATCACAATCAAGTGTTTAAAATAAAAAAGACTCCACAAGGATTACAAAAAGCATTAGAAAAAAACGATGAATTTAATCCACCAGAAAACGATGGGTTTGAAAGAGTATCAAGATCTATTGAGGTTTTATATAATGGAGCAAAAGTACTAGGAACAAATACAATGCTTAAATGGGAAATGGCTGAGAACATGTCAAGACCATTAGCTGATACTACAAAAGTAGAAATGAATTACGCTATATGCGCACCAAGAATTTACAAAGGTAGAATAGAATCTTTAGTAAGTAAATGTATTGGGTTTGCTGATATGATTCAATTAACTCATTTAAAGCTTCAACAAGTAATGTCTAGAATGGTACCAGATGGTGTTTATTTAGACATGGATGGTTTAGCCGAAGTTGACTTAGGTAATGGAACAAATTACAATGCTGCAGAAGCTTTAAATATGTATTTTCAAACTGGTTCTATAGTAGGTAGATCACTTACTCAAGACGGTGAAATGAATGCTGGCAAAGTTCCTATACAAGAACTTAATAGTTCTAGTGGACAAGGAAAAATACAAAGTTTAATACAAACTTATCAGTATTATTTACAAATGATAAGAGACGTAACAGGACTTAATGAAGCTAGAGATGGAAGCACTCCAGATAAACAAACATTAGTAGGATTACAAAAGATGGCAGCTAATGCTTCTAACGTAGCAACTAGACATATAAAGCAAGCTAGTTTATTTTTAACTCTTAGAATTGCAGAAAATATTGCATTAAAAATTGCTGATGCACTAGAATTTCCGTTAACTGCTGAGGCTTTAACTAATTCTATATCTAATTATAATGTTAATACATTAGTAGAAGTTAGTAGTTTAAATCTTCATGACTTTGGTATATTCTTAGAACTAGAACCAGACGAAGAGCAACAAGCTCAATTAGAACAAAATATTCAAGTAGCCCTACAGTCAGGTGGTATAGATCTAGAAGATGCTATAGATTTAAGACAAATTAAAAACCTTAAATTAGCTAATCAAATGCTTAAGATTAAGCGTAAAGCTAAAGCTAAACAAGATCAAGAGAACCAACAATCTAACATTAGAGCTCAAGCTGAGGCTCAAGCAGATTCTGCTGAAAAAATAGCAATGTCAGAAGTACAAAAACAAGAAGCTATTTCTGGCTCTAAAGTTCAATTTGAACAAGCTAGCAATCAGATGGAAATACAACGTATGGAACTAGCTGCTCAATTAGAAATGCAAAAAATGCAAACACAGCATCAATTTGATATGCAACTAAAGCAAATGGACATGGAATCCGTTGGTCAAAAAGAACAGATGATAGAAGATCGTAAAGATACTCGTATAAAAATGGAAGGTACTCAACAAAGCCAAATGATAGATCAAAGAAAAAATGATTTATCACCTATAAATTTCGAACAACAAGATGTGGCTGAAATAATGCCAACTATTTAATTTTTAATTATTTAATCATATTATATTATGTCAGAAGTAAAAACAAATGAACCTGTTAAACAGGAAGGAGACTTTAAAATAAAGTCTAAAAAGAAAACACCAAAAAATCTAGGATCGGTAGATAAAGAAATTGTAAAGGTTAACATTAAAGAACCTTTAATAGAATTACCACCTGATGTAACAAAGGTTACAATACCTAACGATGTATTAAAAAAAGAAGAAGATGCCATTCAAATCGGAGAAACAAAGGAAGTACCTGTGGAAAAACCATCCGGAAATAGCGCAGAGGTGGGAGAACCTATACAAGAGTCCAACAAGGATGTTGAAAGGTTTTCTGCGATCACCGAAGTTGAAAAACAAGAAGTAAAGCAAGTTACTAAAGAAGTAAAAGAAGCTATACGTGATGAAAAAATACTAGGTAAAGCATTACCTGAAAATATTGAAAAACTAGTTACTTTTATGGAAGAAACTGGTGGAACCATTGAAGATTATACAAGACTTAACGCTGATTATTCAAGCGTTGACGACAATACTTTATTAAAAGAGTATTATAAAAAATCAAAACCTCATTTAAACGAGGAAGAAATTGGATTTGTTATGGAGGATAATTTCCACTATGATGAAGACATGGACGAAGAGCGTGAAGTCCGAAAAAAGAAACTCGCTAAAAAAGAAGAGATTGCAAAAGCTAAAAACTTTTTAGAGGAAACTAAGGCAAAATATTACGAGGAAATCAAGTTGAGACCCGGAATAACTCAAGACCAACAAAAAGCTACAGACTTTTTTAATCGCTACAACAAGCAACAAGATGTGGCTACTGAACAACACGAAAAGTTTAAACATGACACTCAAGAACTATTTAACGAAGATTTCAAAGGTTTTGATATCTCAGTAGGAGAAAAGAGTTTTAAGTACAATATTCAAAATCGTGAAAAAGTAGCAGAAAATCAATCGAATCTCAATAACTTAGTTAAGAAGTTCTTAAACGAAGATGGAGACGTAGTGGATACTTCTGGTTATCACAAAGCCATGTACGCTGCTGAAAATGTTGACAAAATTGCTAGTCACTTTTACGAACAAGGAAAGGCTGATGCCGTTAAAGACGTCATTAGTAAATCTAAAAATTTAACCGATACTAAAGCTAGAACAGGAAGTTCAGGCGATATTACTGTTGGTGGTTTTAAAGTAAAAGCAATTAGTGGATTTGATTCAACAAAATTAAAAATTCAAAAAAGAAAATTTAACTAATTTAAAAAACTAAAAAAATGGCTTTAACTCCACAATTTGGTAGTTTAATACCTTCGCAGGCTCAACAACTTCTGCCTAGTAACTACCTACAATTTAATACAGGCGCTGCTCCAGTAAATGATTTTGCTCAGCAGTTTTTACCTGAAATTTACGAACAAGAAGTAGAAAGATACGGAAACCGTACTCTATCTGGATTCTTAAAAATGGTTGGCGCTGAAATGCCAATGACTTCTGATCAAGTAATTTGGTCTGAACAAAATAGATTACACGTCAGTTACGCTAGCGTTGGTATCGGAGCGAATGCTGCTGGTGCGAATGTTATAACTGTAGGCGCAAATGTTACTAATGTGATTTCAATCAATGATACTGTAGTATTAATGAACGGAAACACAGGTGCAGAAAGAAAATGTATTGTAACTGCTTCAGCTCCAGGAGCTGGTGGTACCTTTACTGTAGTTCCTTTTGTAGCTGGTGCTGGACTTGTCGCTGCTGGTGGTGGGTCACTTGTACCTGCTGTTGTAGCTGCTGGTGCATCAAACGTTAAAGTGTTTGTGTATGGTTCTGCTTATGCTAAAGGAACAAACTTAGTACCAGGTGGTAATGTTGCCGCTGGAACTGCTCCAAGAAACTCTATCACACCTCAGTTAACTCAATTTTCTAATTCACCAATAATCATTAGAGATCAATACACTATTAGTGGATCTGATATGGCTCAAATTGGTTGGGTTGAAGTTGCTACTGAAGATGGTGCTTCTGGATTCCTATGGTATCTAAAAGCTGAGTCTGAAACTAGACTACGTTTCGAAGATTACTTAGAAATGGCAATGATAGAAGGTGAATTTAATCAAATCGCTGCAGGTGCAGGTGTTGGTAACTTAGTTTTACCAGGTACTGAAGGTTTATTTGCTGCTATTCAATCTCGTGGAAATGTAGAAGTAGGATTTACTGCTGCTGCTGGACTTGATGAGTTTGATGCAATACTTAAAAATCTTGACACTCAAGGAGCTATTGAAGAAAACATGTTATTCTTACAGAGACAAACATCTCTTGATTTTGACGATATGTTAGCTTCTATCTCTGGTGGATTTGCTGGAGGAACTGCTTTCGGTTTATTCGAAAATTCTGAAGAAATGGCTTTAAACTTAGGTTTTAGTGGTTTCAGAAGAGGTTCTTATGACTTTTACAAAACAGATTGGAAATACTTAAATGATGCTTCTACAAGAGGTGGAATCGTAGGTATCAATTCAATTGAAGGTGTATTAGTTCCTGCTGGAACATCTACAGTTTATGATCAAATTTTAGGAACTAACATCAGAAGACCTTTCTTACACGTAAGATATAGAGCGTCTCAAGCTGATGATAGAAGAATGAAATCTTGGTTAACTGGTTCTGCTGGTGGAGCAATGAATTCTACTCTTGATGCTATGGAAGTAAACTTCCTATCTGAAAGATGTTTAGTAACTCAAGCTGCTAACAACTTTGTATTATTCAAAGGAATCTAATTGATTCAAAATTAATGTAATTTTTACCCTCGTTATATCAACGGGGGTAACTATTACTTTTATAACTATTTAATTTTATTATATTATGGCTAAACAAGCTAAAGCAGAAACTATTGAGGTTGCACCTCAACCGGTAGCTACAAAAGTAGCACCAAAACCAACTAAACCAAGTTGGGAAATGAAAGATAGAGTCTATTTTTTAGATGGAGATAAATCTCCTTTAACTTTAACAATTCCAGGTAGACATACAAGAAAACACGCTTTATTGTATTTTGATGAAAAAACTGGTAACCAAAGAGAAATAAGATATGCAACGAATCAAGACTCACCTCTTGTAGATGAACAAAAAGGTGAATGCACGATGGGACATATTGTATTTAAAGATGGAACGTTAAAAGTATCTAAAACACAACAGAATCTACAAAAATTATTATCTATATATCATCCTTTAAAAGGAAAGCTATATCATGAATTTAGTGCAATAGCTGTAGCGGAAGATGAACTTCAAGATTTAGACTTACAGATTGATGCTTTAAATGCAGCAAGAGAACTAGATGTTGATCATGCTGAAGCTATATTAAGAGTTGAATTAGGATCAAAAGTGAACCAAATGAGTTCTAAAGAACTTAGAAGAGACTTACTATTGTTTGCTAAAAGAAACCCTGCATTATTTATTAACTTAGCTAACGATGAAAATGTTCAACTTAGGAATTTTGCAATTGTGGCTGCTGAAGCTGGAATTATAACAATGTCTCCTGATCAAAGAACAATTCATTGGGGATCAAATAACAGAAAGTTAATGAACGTTCCGTTTGATGAAAACCCTTACTCAGCGTTTGCAGCTTTCTTAAAGACTGATGAAGGTGTAGATATCTATAAATCTATAGATAAAAAACTATAAAAACAAGTGATACTATTATAAGGCGGCTTAACGTCGCCTTTATAGTATTTAAAACAAATAATAATGGCGGTAAATATAAACACAGTATACACAACAGTCTTGTTCATATTAAACAAAGAACAAAGAGGATATGTTACTCCAATAGAGTTTAACAGTCTAGCTGTTCAAGTACAAGAAGAAATCTTTGCTTCATATTTTCCAGATGGTAATCAACTTAACAGATTCAATCAAAACAATCAACAAAACGATACAGAGTTTTTTAACATGTTTAAAGGCAATGCTTATAAACTTTATCCTTTTGAACAAGAAACTGCATTTACTTTAGACGTACCATCACAGTCGTTTTATTACGCTGGCACCCGTACAGTCTACAAGCTAGGTGAAATAATTTCTACATACACAGGTAACCCAACCCGTAATTCAATAACTCAACTAACGAGTAAAAGTGATTTTTCTACAATCACAAGATCCAAACTAACATCTCCAACAAATCAATATCCAATTGCACACAATACACATGCTGTAGTAGTAACAACTCCACCTTCACCGGCTAGGTTAGTGGTAAACATATCACCTGTTCCTAACTCTGTAAGCATTAATTGTTTGTTTAGGCCTACTAATCCTGTATGGGGTTTTGATGTTGGTACACTTGGCCAATATACTTTTAACGCAACAACGTCTACTGATTTTGAATTAGACGTATCAGAACAAACAAACCTTATAATAAATATACTTAAGTACTGTGGTATAATAATAAGCGATCCAAATATAGTGCAACAAGCTCAAGCTGAAGCACAGCAAGTAGAAACTAATGAAAAAAGCTAATAAAATATGCCAATTCCAAACGGAGGTTTAATAACCGAAACTAACGAACAATATTACGCAGGCGCACAAGGCTTTAGAGCACTAACCGCGTTAGCAGGTCAATCTTTTGCAACAACTTTTAATACAGATTTAATACTAGGTAGTTCTGATCCAACACAATTAAACTATGCTTTAAATAATTTTAAACTTTATACTAGCGCTGATGGCGTAACTTATGTAGAATATATATTAGCTTTCACAGCTGTTAATAATTCTATAATTTTTACAGCAGCTATACCTCTTGGAACTTATGTTATAGTTCAAATGAAAGCCTTAGACGGTGGATCATTTGGAGCTAGAGATGCTACAGGTGAAACAGTAGAAGAGAACTACGGTGGTTATTCTTATATAAGCATTAATGATATTGTGGATAACTTTATGGTTGGTTACGTAGGTGACGGTAAATTAATACAAACATGTAAAAAATCTGACGTTGTATTTCATGTAAAGCGCGGTATGCAAGAATTTAGTTATGATACTTTAAAAAGTATTAAGTCTCAAGAACTAACTATACCACCAAGTTTAGCTGTTATACTACCACAAGACTACGTTAACTACGTAAGAATATCTTCTATAGATAATCTTGGTGTTAAACGTATAATATATCCAGCTAATAACCTTACAATAAGTCCTTATGAAATGCCTTTGCAAGATAATGCTGGTCAACCAACTCAGGATAATTTTGGAGATAACTTAGAAGGAACTTCTATAACAGAAGAAAGATGGAAAACAACTAACGACAGACAAATTACAGGCGTATTTAATACTGATAATTTAAACGCGTTTTTTGATTTTATGCAAGATGGTTATGGTTATGGCATGGGTGCTTATGGTAGAAGATATGGTTTAAATCCTGCAACTACACAAATAAACGGTTGGTTTAATATGAATGAAAGAGAAGGTAAAGTAGCTTTTTCTAGTAATTTATTAGATAGATTAATTGTGTTAGAATATATATCTGATGGACTTGCTTACGACTTAGACAGTAGAGTACCTAAGATGGCCGAGGATGCAATGTATTCTCACTTACTGTATTCTATACTATCTACAAGAGCTGGAACCTCAGAGAGCGTTGTTCAACGTTTTAAAAGAGATCGTAGCGCGAAACTTAGAAATGCTAAAATAAGACTATCTAACATTAAGCTTGATGAAATAACTCAAGTAATGAGAGGTAAATCTAAATGGATAAAATAAAAAAATAGATGGCACAAATTAGCAATAATTTCCTTAAAGGCAAAATGAATAAAGACCTAGATGCTAGGTTGTTGCAAAATGGAGAGTATAGAAACGCGATCAATGCTTCAATAAGTAAATCAGAAGGTGCTAACGTTGGTGCTTTAGAAAATGTATTAGGCAATTCATTGGTTACAGATTTCAATACTTTAACTGGTGCTACTAATTTAAAATCTATTGGTTATTTAACTGATGAAATAAACAACACAGTGTACGTGTTTTTAACAAGCAACGAATTAGCTATTTTTAATACCGCTGTTGATGCGAATTATATAATATCCTACAACGCGCTTCAAGGACCAACTTCAGCTGTTATTTTAGTGCAAGGTGCTTTCTTAAACTTTTCGCAATTAAACCCTATATACGGGGTTAATATATTAGAAAATCTACTATTTTGGACTGACAATAGAAATCAACCAAGAAAAATAAATGTTGTTAGTGCTCTAGGCCTTAATTATTATACAACAGAAGATCAAATATCTGTTGCAAAATATAATCCATATCAACCTATAGAGTTTTTCCAAAAAATAACAAGCAAAGAAACAACCGCAAATCCATTGTTACTTCCTGCTGTTGATGATTATCAAACAACTATGTTTGATGTATCTAGTAAAGCATATCCTGATGGAGGCTCTGCAACAAGTACTAGCACCAATCCGTTAGCTACCGCTACAGGTTTAAGTGCTCCAATATTAATAAACGCTAATACAGCACAAGGAAATGTAACAACTGGAGATAAAGTATATTACCTAGACACAAATGGTGTTTTAATTGATACAGGAAAAGTGGTAGTTACTGCTCCTACTATAGCAGTACCATCTTTTACCACTGACGCTGATATAACTGCATATGTTGTAGCTGGTACGCTTTTGTTTGTTTTTAATGCTAACCCTTATTATGAAGATGATTTTAGTGGAGATTCAGAATTTTTAAAAGATAAATTTGTAAGGTTTAGTTATAGATTTCAATTTGATGATAATGAGTATTCTATATTTGCTCCATTTACACAGCCAGCTTTTATACCAGAACAAGACGGATACTTTAGATATAATAAAGATTGGACTTCAGCTACTACTAATATAACAGACGAAGAAGACACCTATAGAAGTACTATAGTTGATTTCATGGAAAACAAGGTAACTAAAATATTACTTAATATACCTTTACCAACAGAGCAAGAAAATTTAGTAAGTAAATTTAAAGTAACTTCTATAGATATTTTATACAAAGAATCAGATGCTTTAGCTGTTAAAGTTATAGATACAATAAACGCACCATTCGGCGACCCTGTAGCAAAGTCTACTGATATACTTACTTACGAGTATAACTCTAAAAAACCTTTTAAAACTTTACCTTCTGATGAGATAACAAGAGTGTTTGACAAGGTTCCTGTTAGAGCTTTTTCACAAGAAATATCAGCTAATAGAGTAATATACGGTAACTTTCAAACTAAACATACTCCACCTGCAACTATAGATTACAGTGTTAATGTGGCTGAGAAAGAAGATAACACAGCAGATGCAGCTACTCCTCCTGGTAGTATAGAAAGCAAGGTTAGTAAGTTAGAATATCCAAGCAGCACTTTAAAACAAAATAGAACATATCAAGTTGGTGTAGTATTATCTGATAGATTTGGAAGACAATCAACTGTAATATTATCAAGCCAAGATAGCACGGTTCAAAGTGGTGGAAATAATTTTGGAGGTTCTACAACTTTTACAGCTTATTTAGATGAAACTGTAGACAAAGTTACGTTTCCAGGTAATGCATTAAGAGTTTTGTTTAATCAACCAATAGGTCCAGACTCTCCTAACACTAGTACTGGTTGGCCTGGTATATATAATGATGATACTACTGACACAAACTATAATCCATTAGGTTGGTATTCTTATAAAATAGTAGTAAAACAACAAGAGCAAGAATACTACAATGTATATCTTCCTGGTGTTTTAGCTGCTTATCCAGACGATAAAGAATTAGAATTAGGTAAAACTTCTCACACGGTTTTAATAAACGACAACATAAATAAAGTTCCTAGAGATTTAGTTGAAGTTGGTCCAACACAAAAACAATTTAGAAGTAGTGTTGATTTAAACGGTAGAGTAGAAAATCAAGATTCAAGCCCTACTTCACAAAACTCAAGATTCACAAATAAACAATTTTACCCAACTAAAGCTGGAGATGTAGTAAGTACCATAGCTAGTGACGATGATTTGTTTAACGGTGAAAACACATTGGTTAATTTTATACCAAGTCAAGCTTTTTATAGTATAGATTCAAATCCGTTTATAGCTAGAATATCTACAACAAAACAATTTGGAGTTACAAATACTAATATCACTAGAACAACACTAGCTCAAGCGACTCCAGATAGTATTACGATTAATGTAATCGCCGGTACAGGTGCTATTAACCCAGGCGACACAGTTACTGGAGGAACAATTGTACCAGGTACTATCGTCACAGACGTTGTCACTAATAGTGAAATTGAAGTTAACAAAAAACAAACACTAGTAGCTGGCACAACTTTAAATTTCCATAAAGGATCTCCAATAAGAAACTTACAAAACTTAGCAGTCTTTGAAACAGATCCAGTATTATCTGAATTAGATATATTCTGGGAAACATCAAGTAGTGGTTTAATAACAGATTTAAATCAGGCTATAATAGACGACAGTGCTGCATCAGCATCAATAGATGGATTTAACGACACTAATTTTACAGAAGCTATAGTGCCAGGTTTTTCTGCACCACCAGAAAGTTCTCTTACAACCGCTGGAACCTTATATGACCCTAACTCTTTTACTGTAACTGGAGGCACAGCCGGAGCCTCAGGATTAACTGGAACTATTGACACTATAACTGGCGGAGGCGCAACAGGTCCTATAGCAACTTATACTATTACAAATCAAGGAAATGGACTATATCAAGTTGGTGATGTTCTTACTATTGTTCAACCTGGAGCATCTGGAGGAACAATAACTATAACCGCAATAAACGTTAATCCTTTGTTAGGTATTGGTAATTTTACTTTACAAAATCAAGCAAGTGTTGATTATCCTTACGGAACAGGAACTGGTCAAGGTATTTTAACTTTAGTAAGCGTTTTTGATCTTAACTTACAAGACAGATCAGACGAGTTTGTTTTAAACGACAATAACACAATAGGTGTTGTGGGTGTATATAGCGTTGGTGTAAAAGGTAACGCGTCAAACCCTTATTATTATTATGGTTTTCCAACAGAGGCTAGATCATTTAGATTTTTATTTAGAAGCGTTGTAAATAGTATTATTCAAGAGTTTTATGAAGACGTTGAACTGGAAAATCTTGTTCCTGTAATAACAGGTTGCGTAGCTAGCGTTACGCCTACAGGTGGTAATGGTACAGCTTTTTCAACTATTGCTGAATTATATGCAGTAAACGGAAGTGCTTACGGTTTAAAGAAAGCAACAGACTTAACATGGACACTAACAGAAGCAGCGGGTAATAACTATTTTAACATCTCTACTTCTGTAGTCAATAATTATCCAACGGCTGGTAACAATGCTTTGAAAGCAGTTATAACAGTAAACGGCTTTGGTGGAGATCCTCCAAATAGAACTTATGGTTTAAGAGCAAGTGTTTCTGATGCTGGTAATTTAACCGCAGCTTGTATTTTTAATGTTGTAATTAACGTAACGGTGTGTCAATTTTTACAATCATCAGCAGCAAACCCAACACCAGACTACGATCCAACAGTACCTGGCCAAGCTAACGCACAAGGTAATCAATATCAGTTTAAAGCAGATTGGACAAATTGTTCGGGTGGCGCAGAGACTGTAACACTTGACGCGGATGGAGTAGTATTTTGTAGACAAGCGTTAGGGTCTGCTATAACTTGGGAGTTATTATTACCTACAAATGCAATTCCTACCGCTGATAGAACAGGAGTGTTCAACGCTGTGGTTAGTAGTTGTGGTGGTGGAGTAAGTCCATAGTTAAATAAGTGAAAAAACAAGTAATAATATTAATAGAATATGGGTGTAATAGTAGAAGTTAAATACTTTAACAGTTTTTTGTTAAGAAAAACTAGCACAACAGTAAGACCGGTCTGGAATGGATCTTTTGGTATACCCCAAACTATTGGCGGTTTTAATGTTCATACAAATACAACAAATGATTTTAACTGGGTAATAGAAGAATCAAGAATAAGAGGTGGCTATAACAATACATCTGTAGACTTTGGCGTAAAAGCTTACTTAGTAGAAGACGAACCAAACGCCTCAAGAAGATCTAACACTTTAATATACTCTGGTATATTTAATTCTAGAACTGGAATAAATGATACTAATGTTTTTTCAGTTGGACAGAACATAACTAAAAGTGCTGATCCTGCAAATGGATCAATACAAAAGCTATATGCTGAAGATACTAATTTAATTATACTTCAAGAACAAAAAATAAGTAGAGCTTTAGTTAACAAGAGCGCTATATATTCTGCTGAAGGAAACGCAACAGTAACTTCTTCTAATTTAACAATTGGTGTTATTCAACCTTTCCCTGGTCAATACGGAATAAGCAAAAACCCTGAAAGCTTTGCTGTTTATGGATATGACAAATACTTTGCAGACGAAAGTAACAACGTAATGCTAAAACTATCAGGCGGAAGTGTTAAAGAAATATCTGGAGAAGGTATGACTGATTATTTTAGAGATCAAATAAACTTTATTAATACGCCACAATCATCTGGTTTTATTCAAGGTGGTTGGGATATACATAATAAACAGTATGTAACTTCTTTATATAGAGATCCAATACAATTTCCTAATGATGCTTTTGCTACACTAGCATATGGCCAATCAATTGGTGGAGGAGCTGGGTGGACAACTTTCTATAGTTTTAAACCTGATCAAATGTTTAGCTTAAGAGATAAGTTATATAGTCTTAAAGATGGACAACTATGGCAACATTATTCTACAGAGGTAGGAGCATTAAGAGGTAATTTCTATGGAGTATCTACGCCTAGTTCAATAACTTTTGTATTTAATCCTCAGCCTAATTTTTCTAAAACATTTAAAACTATATCTTACGAAGGAAGTAGTGGATGGGAAGTTACTAGCATGATATCAGATTCTACAGGTGAAGATCTTTTAGGTGGAGTTCTATATCAGGAAACAGAAGATAGATCTGTTAATTCAGATTATGATTCTTCACTACCAATTGTAGTACCTCCAGCCGCTATACCACCTTCTATATACAGCTTTCAACAAGGTCAGTATGATTCGCTAGGTAATGAATATCCTGCAGTATTAACTCCACCAATACAATACGCTGGTTTTAATAGAAAAGAAAATAAGTACGTTGCTAACATTATTAACAATAGTCCTGCGGCTATGGGCGAAATTGTTTTTGGTCAATCAATGAGTGGTATAAAAGGTTATTATACTACAGTTACTTTATCTACCGATAACGTAAGTAACGTTGGTGCAGAAAAAGAATTATTTAACGTTGGAACAGTTTACTCTGTAAACAGCGGTTATTAAATCAAATCAAATGGAATTAAAAAACATTGAAAGCATTGAAGCTTTAAAAAATGTTATGCTTAATGGTAATGAAAAAAATGGATTTTATGGAGATGGAAAAAGCATAGCAACAATACCAGACATACCAATAAAACATAGTTTTGCAGATCAATTATATGTAAGACAAATGAATTTAAAAAAAGATCATGTAATAGTAGGTGCTGTTCATAATCATTTACATGTTTGGTTTTTACTAACAGGTAAGGTTATTATAAACAATAATGGTGAAAAAATAGAACATACAGCACCATGTTATACTGTATCTAAACCAGGTTCACAAAGAATTATACTAGCTCTTGAAGATTCTATATTTGTAAATGTTCATAAGAATCCTACAAATACTCAAGATATACCTGAACTAGAAAAAGAAATAGTCTCAATGACAATAGAAGAATATAACATTAAATATAAAAACATATGAGTTTTGTAATCGCTGGAGCCGTGAGCGCCGGATCAAGCATAATCGGTGGTATCATAGGAGGTGGTAAAGCTAGAAGAGCAAAAAGAAGAGCTGCTAAAAAGCTAAAGAAAATGAATGCTAAAATGGCAGATCTAGAAGCTAACAGACAAGATATAATAAATCCTTACGAAGACTCTACTAACCTAAGCTCTATGATGAGTAATCCTATGGCTAATTTATCCGTAGCTACTCAAGCTGCTGAAATGCAAATAGAACAATCAGATATAAGTTTAGCTAATACACTAGATACTATTAGAGCTACAGGTGGTGGCGCTGGTGGCGCGACTGCTTTAGCACAAGCCGCATTACAATCTAAAAAAGGTGTTGCTGCTGGAATAGAGCAACAAGAAAAATCTAATGAAAATCAAAGAGCCGCAGGAGAACAAAGACTACAACAGCAAAAAATAAGTGAAGAACAAAGAATGCAAAGCCTAGACGCTGCTGGTAAATCATTTGTTTATGGTGAAAATGAAAAAAGAGAAATGGGTCAACTTAATAGACTACAAGCTCAAATAGATAATCAACAAGGTATAAAAGCTCAAGCTGGAAGAGATCAAACAGCTGCGTTAACTGGAGCAATAAGCGGTGTTGCTTCTGCGGCTGGAAGTTACATGGCAAATAAATCATAACATGGAAAATAGAAACATCACAACAAACACTTTAATAAAGCAAATGATACAAAGCGATGCTATAGCCTATAACATGGACTATATATCTAAGCCTGTTGATACTGAATTTGGTGTTTTAAATAGAGCTTACCAAGAAACTGGTAAAGAATATGCCTCGATAAAAATAGCTATACAACAAGGCAATTGTGCAGATCAATTTTGTACGGTTGAAAACGCTAGAATGATTCAAATAGAATCAGCGCCTAAGTTATCTTTACAGTTTTTGTCTAACGTTACTAGTGAATTAAGCGTTACTGAAACTCCTTATTATGATGTTAATAATGATTTTTCTTTTATGATAGCTAATTGTATATTAACTAAAAAACCTGGTTTTTCTAAAACTGATGGTTATGACATATTATTAGAATTAGTTCCAAATGGAACCCAACAATTAACTTTTATAGGTCCTGGTTTTGACACTCCTTTATCTATAAATAGTGCCGCTCTTGAAACATTGCTAGAGGCAGACACTTCTTTAGTAGCTGAAACTCCAGATATTAACAAAAGCATGATGGAGCTGTTAGTAGAGTCTCAATTATTTAGTGCAGATAATGTTGGAGAAAATGGACAATTATCTTCTGGCGCTAAAATATCAGAAGAATTTATATTAAAATTTAACGGAGCACCTGATTATGAAATTATTGATATAGGAAACGGCAAAGGTAGAAATATTCTTAGGTATGATGTAGATAAAATTGAAAAAAAAGTAACTCCTTTTATAAACGCTGAGGTCTCTGGTTTGTTGTCATCAGAACAAGAAGCTGTAGCAGCGTGGAACGTATTTTTATCTAAACTAACTAGTGAAGAAGAAGATGATCAAATGGTTCAAAACGCTAACGCTGGTAGTCAATCTTGGGATTATTTAACTGATCTACCTTTAATGCAAGATAAAAAAGAATTATTTGGATTAAAATATAAAGAATACTTTTTCAAAAATTATTTACATCAATTTTTAACAAATAAATTACCAAGCGTAGAAGAAGACGCTGCGGTGTTTGATTTAGCAGAAGCTAGAACAGCTAAAGCTCAACAGTTCATGGAAGATAACCAATAAATTAAATTAAATGAATAAGTTAGAATATATAGAAAGCTTAATAGCTCAAGGAGCAAATAGCACCGAAGTCTTTGAAAAAGCAAGACAATACGATATAGATAATCCAGTAAAGATAAACGACACCCAGAACCAGGATGCAACTGCGGTGTCAACGAACGCCAACGCATCCAACACGGAATCACAATCGGGAAATGGTTCATCGGCATCTCAACCTACAATTAATCCAGGTCAAGTTTTATCAAGAAATGATGGTTTTGAATATAAATATGAAATAGACCCAAATGATCCAAACCAAGGTATTTATTTTACTAGAAAAGAAGGATCAGAAGATGAATGGATAAACGCTAATAAAGATACTAGCGATGAAGGTAACGTTGCTAAAGCCTCAATAGCTAATTTATTTGGTCATTCTTCTTTTGATGAAAAGCAAAGAGGTCAATATTTTGACAATGTAGCTAAAAGAAAAGAACTTAAACAAGCAAAAATAGAAGCTACAAAACAGTATCAAAGAGATAACGAACTAGGTGTTCTTGGAATATTAGCAGAAGGTTTTCAAGGAGACACTGATGATTGGTGGGATTGGGATGGTGTTAGACTTTTTGAAGGAGCTGCAAGAGCTATTGGGGAAACAGCTGAAGGGATTCTTGATGTAGTTGATTTTACTTCATCTAAATTTGTAGTAGAACCTATAGCTGGAGCTTTAAACTACGCTGGACTAATGGATCTTAGTGATTACGAAGATGACTCTTGGGATGGTGTAAACTTTGACGGGTTAATTAACAATATAATAACTGATTATGCTTTAGGTGAAGGCGCAGAAGCCGGGGCTTATGGAGATAAATTTGATTTTGCTGAAGAAGTAGGTGATAGAATTGAAGGAGGCATGTTAGATATAGCTAGTGGTTTAATGGCTATGCCTAAACTTATAGCTGACACAAAAACAATGATAGGCGATACTGCAGGTAAAATACTACCTCAAGGAGCTATGGATTTCTTATCACACCCATTAGTACAAGGAACTCTTTTTGGGCCTGCGGGACAAGTAGGGCTTATTTTCGGTCAAAAAGATCTAGTTGAATATGGGGAAACAGCGTATGAAAGATTTAATAAAAAATCTAATCAGCTTAACATGACTTTAATGGATTTTGGTGAAGTTGGTATGACAGAGACCTTAGGAAAAGCTTTTGATGGAGAAGCTACTATGGAGCAAAGACTTGGCGCTTTTCTTACTGGTGGAGCTAGAATTACATCTTCAGCCTTAGGATCTTTACCTTCAGTTGCTCAGTCAATGATACCTTATGTTGGAATTGCTTCTATAGTTGCTGGTGAAGCAGCTAAAACAAATATGGAAAGTTCTAAAGATGGAAGACCTTTAGATTGGGCTAGGCTAGGTCATGCTTATGTTATTGGTGCTTCAGAAGGTTTACTAGAACTTGTTACTAAGAAAATTGGTAAAGGTATGTTCCAAGGTCTTAGAGGCGGTGGTAAAGAAGTTATACAAAAAAGTTTATTACAGTACGGTACTAAAGTAATGAAAGAATTTGGACAAGAAGGTTTGTCAGAAGTTGGAACGCTACTTATAAATCAAGCCGCTGACTACGTATATAAAGATGAAGTTGAAAACTTTTTACCAGCATGGGGTGAAGTAATAGACACGTTTATGATAGGTGGTGTTATGGGTGGTGGAATGAGTGCGGTAGGCGTAGGTGGTCAATTACTAAACAGTACAATACAAAGTAGAAATATAAAAAATAGCATGAAAGTTTCAGGTGATTCTAGCTTGAGCAGTATGTTTGATTCTATTAATCCTTTTTCAGAAGGTGGAGTTTCACAAGAAATAGCTAGAGGCGCAGAAGATTCTACTATTGCTATAGAAAGAGGACCAGACGGGCAACCACCAACTGACAGTGGCGTTAGCGGTAATCCTTTAGTTGACGCTAAAAATGTTAAACCAGAAAATATTGATGCTGTACCGAAAAATGAAGGAGTTTCAGAAACAGGCTTTGTTGATTCTAAAGGAAACAAAGAATCTAAAACAACTAATCCTTTAACGTCTAGAGAAAATATAGACGAAAACAATACAGCTAACGCGCCTGGTAAGCCAACTTCAAAACCTAAGTCTACATATACTGCAGATGAAAGAGCAGACGCAAAACATAGTATCATTACAAACCCTCAAACAGAAATGTTTTTAAACACAGAGCTAAAAAGAAAAGTAGCTTCTGGTGAAATAACAACTACTAAAGCTGAGGAAATAAAAAGAAACTTTAAACAACAACAAGGCGTTGCTAATCAAATTGCTAACTTAGGTTACTCTGGAGTGGCGCGTCAAAAAATTATTGATCTAATACCTGAAAGAAATAGATTAGCTCAAAAAGTAAAAGACGTAGGAGAAAGTAGTTTAACAAAACCTGAACAAGATAGAATTGCAGAAATTGATGCAGAGATAGGATCAATACCTAGAACAGATACACAACAAGCTCAGATAGATGCTGACGTTGATGCAGATATAGCTTTTACAGAAAAGTTTGGAAACATAGGCAAAAAAGACGGTGAGTTTAAAAACTTTATTGGAGAAAACAAAGCAGTTGTAACTTATAACACAACTAAAGAATTCATGGAAGCTACAGGTGTTGCTGATGGTAATGTAGACGCTTTTATAACTCCAGAAGGTCAAATAATAATAAACAAACAACACATGAGAGAAGCTGGCGCTATTGGCGTTGGTAGACATGAGTTGTTACACAAAATACTTAAATCACAATTTAGTGGACCTAATGGTGAAAACTTAAAAAATGATTTTTTAAAAATATTAGAACAAACAGATCCAGCTGGATATAAATTATTAATGTCTAGGATTAAACAAAAAGACGCTAATGGCGAGAGAATATATGACGATCCTTATTTAGAAGATAATCCAGACGAATACTTAACTATATACGCTTCGCTATTAGCTGAAGGTCAAATACCATTAGAAGCATTTGTAGAAAAACCTTCATTAGTAAAAAGATTAGGTAATTTCTTTTCTAATATATTTAGTGACGCTGCTAATGAAAATCCAGTAGGACCTAATGTTAAGCCAACTGACGTAGGTTTTAAAGACGGTAAAGATTTATATGATTTTGTTAGAGGCTACGTTAAAGATTCTAAATCTGGAGTGCTGTCTAATAGAGCTACAGAACTAGCAGAGCAAGGTAAAGATATAAAAGGAACTAAAGCACAGTCTAAAACTCTTACACCACTAGAAGCTATTAATGATTTGATACCTGCGGAAATACAAACTAAAGAACAGTTTGATAAATTCATGCGAAGTGAAAAAGATGCTAAAGCCATTGCCGACGCGTTGCGACCAGGTGGTGTTATAAATAATTATATAAGATCTAGAGAAACAAGTAGAGAGCAGGGTGATAAAATGATTGATGAAATGTACGAGCGTATATTTAACTTTAACCCTGAAGCAACTAGAGCTGATGGAAGTAAAGTAGGCGCTGAAGGTTTTGGTGAATCTATATTTGCTAATACTAGATTTGCTAAAATGGTAGCAAATAAAAAGCTAGCAGAAAAAAGCGAAAGACAAAAACAAGAAAAAAGCATTGATAGCGGAACTTTACAAATAGCAGACGATACTACTGTAGCTAAAAAAGACGATACTAAAGTAGCTAAAAAACCTAGTGAAACAACAGGTTTTGATGAAGCTACTGAGTCTAGAATTGATGAAGCAGTAAATAAAAGCTTTAAAGGTGATAATGTTAAGTTTTCTGAAACTAAAAACGTGCCTAAAGAAGTTGCTAATGTTTATGGTGAAATGTTTGGAATAAATCCACAAACAATAACTGATAAAACAAGAAATTATTCTAAAAAAGATGCAGAAGGTTTAACTAAAGCTAAACAGTTTTTACTTAAAAATGCTAAAAATGATTTTGCACGTTTACCTGAATTAAAAGATGACTTTGGTAAAGGTACTTTTGTACCTAAAAACGTTAAAGACGCTTTATATACTGATGGTAAATTAACTGGTAGCTTAAAAGAATATATAGATCTTATTAGAGAAAAACCAGTTAAACCTATATATAGAGATCGTGTAGGCCAAACTATTAGAGGTTTATTAAATCTAGCTATTAGAAATCGTATGCTGGAAACAGCGCAACCTTCACAAGGTAAAAGATTACAGTCAGGCGCTAAGTTTAGTAAAACTATAACGACAGAACAAAACGAAATTCTTTCTAAAATAGGAGCAGCACGAGACAAACAACAGACTAGAGAAGCTGCTGGTATTAAAAACACTGTTATTAATAATAGCAACAGAGTTAAAATGCAAAAAGAACTTCAAGACGCTATTGATACAGGAAAAATAAGTACAGAAACTTTTGACGCAGCTAGGTTAGCTAACTCTGGAGCTAAAAGAAGCAGACTTGCTAATGGTGATGTTGTTTATGATTTAAGCAACGGTCAAACAATACCGGGTGTTTTAAAAGAAAGTGCAACTGGCGAAAGATTATTTGATCCACCTACGGCTAAACAAGTTGAAGCGTTTGCTGGTACAGGAGTAACTTTAGTTGCTGAAAATAATAGACTATATTATGGAGTTAAAGATCCAGCTTACATAAAAGCTAAAGCAGCTACTAAACCTATGTCAGAGTTAAAAGCTATAAGGGTTAATGTAAAAAATGCTTTTACAGAAACAGGGCAAGATCAAGCTAAGCAAAACCAAGATATATTATATAACGTAAGTAAAGAGTTAGAAGCAGCGGTAAAATCAAAAGACATAAGCCCTGAAATGATGGCTACAATTATAGAAGGAGCTTATCAAGCTACCACTGGATTAATTAAAATATCATATCCTTTTGTAGGTAAATCTGTTAAGGGTGAATATGCTTTAACTGGTAAACCAAACCAAAGAACTGGTCAATCAAAATTTAGAGAAGAGCATAATCCACCAGCTTCTACAACTGGAGGTAGTTTAATTTATGCCATTAAACAAGGTATTGTAGATTTAGTTTTTCCTGGTATAAGAAAAAATACAGGTCAAATTTTATTAGCTAAAATAGATGATAGAAAAATTGATATTGCTAAGAAAGATTCTACTATGGACGAAGGAAAAACCATAATGGATAATCAAATTACTAGAATAACTGAATCTGATATAAATATAAACACAATTATAGACCCTTTAACTAATCAAACTTTTGCAGAACAAAACAACGTAAAAGTACCTAAAGAGTTTTATTTTTACCCTGATGTTGTTTCTTTACAAAAAAAATTAGTAGCAGAACAACAAAGATCTGAAAACCCATTAAGTGCTAAAAAAGCTCAAGCAAGAATTAATGTTTATGTTAAAAGTTTAGCTAAACTTAAAAACAAAGCAAGTAAAACTCTTACTAATCAATTTAGCCCAAAGTTATCAGAAAACGCTACTACAGAACAAAAAATAGAAACATTAGGTAATTACGATAAAACTCTTAAGTTTTCAAGATCTTTAAATACAAAACCTAAAGGTATAAGCGTATTTGATTTTGATGATACTTTAGCTAGAACAAAAGAAAAAGTTATAGTTACTAAAGCTAATGGAGAAATAAATGAAATATCAGCTGCTCAGTTTGCAGAGCAAGCTAGTAATTTAGAATCTGATGGAGCTACTTTTGATTTTAGTAATTTTGACAATGTTGTCAATGCTAAAAAAGGTCCATTAGCTGATCTTGCTTTAAAACGTCAAGGTAAGTTTGGAAGTAAAGATATATTTGTTTTAACAGCTAGGCCACAAATTGCAGCTACAGGTATTAAAGCATTTTTAGATGGTATAGGTTTAAACTTACCATTAGATAACATTACAGGTTTAGAAAATGGAACACCACAAGCTAAAGCTAATTGGGTTATAAGTAAAACAGCAGAAGGTTATAATGATTTTTATTTTGCTGATGATGCTATTGGAAATGTTAAAGCTGTAAAAAACATATTAGATCAAGTAGATGTAAAGTCTAAAGTACAACAAGCTAAATATAGTAAAAGCGTTACTTTTGATAAAATAATGAATAACATTATTGAAGGTAAGACTGGTATAAAAGCTGAGGCTGAATTTTCTAAAGCAAGAGCGCAAACAGTTGGAGCTAAAAAAGGTAGATTTACTTTTCTTACAACACCGTCAGCTGAAGATTTTAAAGGTTTGTTATATAGATTACTAGGTAAAGGAAAAGTTGGAGACGCACAAAGCCAATTTTTTAAAGATAATTTATATGATCCATACAATAGAGCAGAGCAAGCTGTAACAAGAGCTAAAATATCTGCTGCTAATGATTTTAAAACTTTAAAGAATAGTCTTAAAACACTACCTAAGTCTTTATCTAAATTAACTGGTATTGGAGGGTTTACATTTGCTCAAGCTGCTAGAGTTGCAGTATGGACAAGACAGGGTATGGAAGTTCCTGGATTATCTAAAAGAGATGCTAAAGAGTTAAATGATTTTATAGATAACAACGCTGAACTTGACGTTTTTGTTAGTGAACTAATAAATATACAAAAAGGCAAACCTTATCCTAAGCCTGGTCCAAACTGGTTAGCTGGTAATATTACCTCTGATATTGTTAACGAAATTAACAAGGTTAATAGAAAAGAGTACATGCAAGAATTTAATGAAAATCTTGACATAATACTTTCAGAAAAAGTAATGAACAAACTTGAAGCTGCTTACGGTCCTAGATATGTAGAAGCTTTACGTGATCAAATACGTAGAATGAAGTCTGGTAGCAACAGACCAGTTGGTAACTCAAGAATTGTTGACCAAGTACTAAACTGGTTAAATAATTCTGTTGGTGCAATAATGTTTTTAAACACAAGATCTGCAGTATTACAGACTATATCTGCGGTAAATTTTATAAATTTCGGTAATAATAACCTTATAGCCGCCGGTAAAGCTCTTCTTAATCAAAAGCAATATTGGAAAGATTTCATGACTTTAATGAATTCACCTTACTTAGTTGAAAGACGTGATGGTTTAAAAATTAACGTTAGTGAATCTGAAATAGCAGATGCTGTATCAGAAAGCTCTAACAAACCTAAAGCTTTTTTAAACTTATTACTTAGCAAAGGTTTTGTTCTTACAAGAATTGCTGATAGTTTTGCTATTGCAGCTGGAGGTTCTACATTTTATAGAAATCAAATTAAAGCTTACATGAAAAGCGGTATGGATCAAGCAGCTGCTGAAAAACAAGCGTTTGATGATTTCTATGCTGTCGCAGAAGAAAGTCAGCAATCAAGTAACCCTAGTAAAATATCACAACAACAGGCGTCAGGTGCTGGTCGTGTAATACTAGCTTTTGCTAATACACCAATGCAGTATGCTCGTATAATTAAAAGAGCAACTCAAGATCTTATAAACGGTAGAGGTGATTGGAAAACTAACGTATCTAAAATAGTTTATTACGCAGCAATACAAAACCTTATATTTAACGCGTTATCAGCGGCTCTATTTGCTTTAGCGTTTGGCGAGGAAGATGAAGAAGAAGAAGATAAAACAGGTAGAATCGCAAATGGTATGGCTGATTCACTTTTAAGAGGTCTTGGTATACAAGGTGCAGCGGTTGCTGCTATCAAAGACGCTTTAATTACTATATACGAAGAAGCTAATAAAGAAAAAGGAGCGCCTGAGTTTAGAAAAGCTATACAAGATTTATTTGGATTTTCACCACCACTTGATGCTAAAATTAGAAAATTAAACAGTGGGCTTAACACTTTATCTTGGGAACGTGAAAAAATGGAACAAGAAGGTTTTAACCTAAACAATCCTGCTTATTTAGCTTATGCTCAAGTTATAGCTGGTTTAACAAACATACCTTTAGATAGAGCAATACAAAAAATAAACAACTTAAGAGCTGCAGTAAGTAACAGTTCTGATAAATGGCAAAAAGTTGCTTTACTTATGGGTTGGTCTGCTTGGGATTTAGGTTTACCTTACTATGGCGTTGAAGACAAAGAAGTTCAAACACCACAGACTATACTTAGAGATAAGGTATTAAAAATGAAGAAAGATACTAGTGGAGCAGAACAAAAACAAATGCTACTAGACTTAGGTCTTACTAAACAAGAAATAGTAAAATTAAAATACGAAGAGATTAGAATTAAAAAAATAATTGAATTACAAAACAAAAAATAATGGGTGCAGAAAAAAAACTACAAAAATTATTAGACAAAGCTAATAAAGGTACCGGTAATACTACTGAAGCAACAGACGGTAGAGGAGAAATTAGCGATGCTTTAGTTGACTCTGGTAAAGGTAGATTAGTTAAAAAAGGTAAAAGGCTGTATGATAGAATGAACAAAGGTTCAGGTATTAAAATGGTTAGTCCTTTAAATTTTCCAGGAGCTAATTCTTCAAATTCTTCTTGCTGGGATGGTTATAGAAAAGATGGAGTAAAAGACTCACCTAGCGGAACAGGTGAAACAGTTAATAATTGCGTAAAAATAGGAAGTCCTGCTAAACAAGACTACAACGAGGTTAATGTTCAGGATCTGCAAGACATGGGTAAAGTTAAAAAGAATAAAAAAGGAAAATACGTTGTTAACGAAAACCCAAAAACTGTAAACGACACTTTATATATTCCTAAAAAATTCAGATCATATACAGGCAAAAAACTTAAAGTTGGTGAAATGATAGACGAAAGTGATTATGAAAATCTTTCTAACGAAACTAATTAAAATAAATAATATGAAAAAACTTGTAATATTAGTAATGCTACTATGTAGCTGTGGAAGTTATCAATATATTCCTAATAGTGTCTATGTAGATGTGCAAACATCTCCAGAAGACATAACATCTATATTCACTAGTTTTAACACAGATATAGTACGTATAAAATTCAAACCTTTTAAACCTCGTTTTTACTTTGCTAATAACTACGGGTATTGGGGCATGAGACCTTTATGGTATGATTTTAATTTTTATCAAGGTAGTTATTACTCTTATTATTCTAGTTTTTACAGACCATGGAATTACTGGGATTACTATATGATACCTTGGAATCAAGGACCTTTTAATAATCAAGGTTACAATGTAGTTTATAATTCTAGTAGAAGAAATAGTACTATGTCCGCGAAAGATAGAAGAGGTAATGCCGCTATGATAGAAGCTTCTAAACGTAAAAAACTAATAGCAACAATAAACAAACCTATTGTTATAAAGCCAAGAGTTAATTATAATAAAATAAAACCTAATTTTAATAAACCTAGCTTTAATAGTAAGCCTAGTTTTAATAGTAAACCTAGTTATAACTCTAGACCAAGTTATAATTCTAAACCTAGCACTAATTCAACTCTTATTGTTACGAGAGGTGGTAAAAAAGGTAATTAATATTTAAAAAAAACAAACAAAACAATGAGTAACAAAATTTCAGAAAACACTGAACTAACTTTAGATTTAAAAACACTATTAATAATTGTAGCTTTTGTTGTAACCGTAGTAGGTATGTGGTTTGCTCTTCAAAAAGACATAGATCTTGCTAAAGAACTTCCTAAACCAGAGGTTGGTAGAACAGAGTATGACTTAAAAGATCAATTAATCAGGGAAACTATAATGAACACGCAGGATAAGGTAGAAGAAAATAGTGACAAGCTAGATAAAATAGACGAAAAACTTTATCAGATCATTAAAAAATAAAAACCATGAAAAACATTTTAATTTTAATAGCTATATTTTTAGCTAGCAATATTTACGCACAAAAATACGTTTTGTTAGAAATTAATTCTGAATGGAACTGGAGAAACTCTGCTAAAATAGATAAAGTTGAAAATGTAGAACATAGAATAGCTTTACTAGAAGAACAATCACCAGCTTTTAAGAAAAAAA